TTTGATAATACCTCCCAGTCCCGTTAACATCAAGTTTAAACCCAGCGTCCGTTGTCGTGCCGACAAGTAGGTTGCCTCCGCTGGTAAGTTGCATTCTTTCTGTCGCAGAACCATTTGTGAAAAATGTTAGATTTCCTTGATTAGATGCAATTGCTAAATTATTTGACCCTGGAACACCTGTCCAGTCTGAATGCCTAAGTAAAAATCCGACATTTAAAGAATTACTAAAAACACCGTATCCAGTTCCTCTAATAAACCCATTTACATCTAATTGATAACCAGCATTAGGACTTGCATTATTAATACCAACACTTGTCCCGTTGTCAAAAATCTGACTATTTCCAATCGTGCTTGTTCCTGTAAACTTAGGCAAGTAATTAGTCGTTCCAGTTCCACCAACTGGATTGGCTGGAATGTCGCTTGTAAATGCTAAAGTTCCGCTAGCATCCTTTAAGGTATAGGTTCTAATTACAGAATTTGACCACGCTAAAATTCCTGTATTACCACCTGAAAGACTACTTTTTGAAAAGTAAATGTGATTGTCTGTATTAAATCCAAAGAAGTTGGTGCCTCCTTGATATGTACTCACACCGCTAGAATTTGTAATAATTGTATTATTAACACTACCAAATGGAGTAGTACTTAATGTAAGCGTATTTGTTGCAAAGAACTTTTGCGCTGAAATGGTTTGAATTGTATCAGTAGTAACATAGTTACCAGCAGGCTGCTTATTATTGAAAGTATTCCAATCAGTACTAGATAGATAACCATCAACAGTAGACGTTGCTTGAGTAATTGATAGTGTCCTATTAGCACTCAAATCACCTCCACCTTGTAAAGGAGAAGTAGTTGAAATAGTTATCGCTTGATTAGCAGGAGTATAGTTAAGTGACTTAGCAATGTCAATAGCACTAGGAACAGATGTAGGTCTTACAAATATCTCTCCATTAGTAGTATCACTATAGACCACAATAGCAACACTAATAATATTATTAGTAGGTCCACTTGGCTCCGTAGCAGTAAACCCACCAGCAGTAGATGGTGATGCATACAGCACAGTCCCATTAGCATAAGCACTTGTATTTACTTTTCTAATAGCACCAAAGTATGTTACACGGCCATCGTCACCATCAGCAATATTTTCTGTAGTAACTCCTAAGCAAAACTTAGAATCAAATGTGCCATCAGCTAAGAATGGAGCAATCAATATCCTTCCACTTGCACCTACAGTTCCATTCGCTCTAACAACTGTACCCTTAGGTATAGATACTCCAGTTTGATTTTTTACAAAGAAGAATGTGTCCTGAAAAATAGAACCTGTAGTACCATTCAGAATAACATCAATTGTCTCCTTGTCTGTGTCCCAGTACATTGTGCCCTGAGCAGTAGGCAAAGAAGTCGGAGCAAGATTAAACTGCACAAAATCTCCCAGTAGTCCATAGGTACCCAAATTCAAATTTTGAGTAGCACCAGTATAAGGAACATATCCTGTCAATGACCCACCATAGTCAGGAATATTTAATGTATTACCTATTAATGTAGCAGGACCTGATGTACCTGTTGTAGTTAAAGTCAAAGCACCCTGTGCTCCAATATCACTTAGTATCTCAGATCCTGTTCTGTACTTAATAAGGCCTCCATCAGATACAATGAATCTGTCCGTGTCAGTAGTAGCATTTACAATGCTGTTCACATATAGGTTACCACTAATCTCAAGTTTGTACCCATTGTCTACTACACCAGAACCAAGTATTGTGTTGCCATTAGCAAACACTCTAGACACCTGTGTACCACCAATAGATTGAACTACAACGCCATCAGTATAACTATGGACAGTTGACCTCGGAGAACCGAAGTTGTTCATCTGTATAGAATACGTGTACGAAGTCAACCCGATGTTTGTAAAGTTTACAGTACCACCAGTTGCACTATTGTATTGAAAGTTAAATGTGTCAGGTCCATAAGACAATGGGCTATCAACTAGTGATGTCGCTCCACTCCACATTGGCAAAGTGAAAATAGTACCAGTCCCTGTTACAGGATTAGTTAATGCGTTCTGCTTATTGTTAAATGTATTCCAGTCAGTGCTAGACAGATATCCATCTGAACTTGCTCCTGCCTGCGTAATGCCTATCGTGCCAGATCCTGTGATGGTACCACCTGTCAATGGACCACTAGTCCCTACACTTGTTACAGTACCTACGTTCCAAGTCCTATTAGCAGACAAGTCAAACGTTGTACCGTTAATAGTAAGTGTAGTGGTATTTAAAGCACCATCAGTAATGCCATACCCTGCTAGGGTAGTAGGTGTACCTGTAATCTTACCCCATGCAAGTGAACTAATCCAAGTAGGGTTAGAATAAGTCTGGTCTGTACGTACATCACCTACAGTCCATGATCTATTAGCAGTTAAGTCAAATGTTGTACCATTGATGGTAAGCGTTCTTGTTGCTGGAGGTGCTCCGACATCGCTGAACGTAAGCACAACTGCACCGGTGTATCCGTTAACGCTAACAACTGCATCGGTATTGTCTACCTTCTCCCAAACTGAACCATTGAAGATGGCCCAGTCACCTAGCTGCCAATCAGTAATCCCATTAAGATTGATATTACCAGCAACACTTACAACATAGTAATGTCCCTGAACACCAACTGAACTAGTTAATGTAGGCGTGTTGGTAGCAGCATTCCATGTGCCCTCGTAGGTTACTCCACCAGCAAGGCCATTTATCTGATTCTGTACCTTACCAAATGCAGTAAGGATGCTGTCTGTATCAGTAACAGTACCACCTGTTATATTCAATCCAGAAAGAACTTTGCTGATTACAGCCAAATTACTTAGCGTAACAGTAGCATTGCCAGGTCCTACAGCTGTAGCCTCTCCACTAAGTTGAGTGATGTAACTGCCTTGAGCCTGATACTGAGGGATGTTAAGAGTCTTACCAATATAGGTAGCAGCACCGCTTGTCCCTATAGTAGTTAATGTATCAATGGTATTTAAGTCCCATGATCTATTAGCACTTAGGTCATAAGTTACTGAGTTAATGGTAAGAGTTCTTGATGCAGGTACATAGACCGTAGAGTCAAGCGTACCATTTGCTTTTAAAAATTGAGATGCTGACCCACCTGCAACAATAAATGAGGTGGATGTAATATTAAATGCACCTAGGTTTACGTTCCCAGTTGCACCAACGTATGGTACAAACTCATTACCAACTATATCGACTATAGAACCTATCGAAAAGTTCTTGGTGATATTCAAGTCCTCTACATCAGTTCCAATTAGAATGTCATTGATGGTAGGATTTGATAGTATTGGGTATGTACTTATCTTTGCCATTATTTGAATTTTATTTTAGTCCGCCAATATCAGACTTAATCTCCTTGGCTCTGCTCAAAAAATTCTTGAGCATCTTCCATATATCGATATTGTAAGCTTCTTCTATGTTCTCCTTAACTGATACTAGTTCTATAAATATAAGAACTATAGCGCACATTTTGGTAAACATAAACTCAATGCCCCACCATAAAATTACAAACTCATTCAATAAATACTTGTCCATAAGGAAAAGCAAAAGAACGGTAACCTCATAGAGAAGCATCTTACTAATGATAGTAGATAACTTTCTACTTCTAATACTTTTCAAACCGTGTAGTTTTATAGACTTGAATATTCCTGTAAAGGTATCAAGGACAATAGCCATAGCAACGGCAACAAGAAGTCCATGTATTGGGACAAAAAATAAAAGTACAGAAGCCAGGAGATATTGCAGATATTTCATCTCCCCTGTCCTCTATAAGATTTCTTATAAAGTTTGCTTCCCTTATTGCTGCTAGTAGAGTTCTTGGCAGCCAAGCCTTTCTTCTTGTGCTTCTTCTTGTAGATGCTGCTTACTATCGCCTTTGCCATGTTAGATGCTGATAATAATTCCGATTACCATAGTGCTACAATATTTAAGGCTGTTGTAGTAGAATCGAATACTCTAACTACTTGAACAGGAATAAATGTACCATTTGGTACTCCCTGAAAAGTAATGTCATCTCCTCCTGCTGTTAGCACTCGAAGGATTCCCCCGGTACCAACGTACAATACACAGCCCTCTACTGCTCCGTTTCCAGGGTTAGGGATGTCAACAGTATCGCTCTTCGTTACTACTGCTGCTCTTGATGCTTGTAATTTCTGATATGCCATGATCTTATTAATTAATCTTCATTGTATGGTAATAACCTATTAAGTGTATCTCTTCTTTTCCCACATCCACAATCTTTTCCTGCGGCCTTAGCAACAGTCTCAACTACTTTCTTAATTCCAGTAGCTGTAGTTACTTTCTCTATAGTATCTCCTAGTCCTTTGCTTTTCA